CAAACACAACAGGTAATAGTTACTCAGGTACTGCGGTGGTTTATGACACAACATATTCAGGTACTGTAATAACAGATTATCATAACATGGTAGTTTCAACATTACGTTCAAGAGGTATTTCAACTTATAGTTCAGACGATGGTCCTGTTTACGAGGTATCAGGTTTAACTGATGTTACTATAAATTCAACAGGAGCATATTCAGGAATTACTAATAACCCATTTGCGACATTCCAGTTATCAGGTATTACTAGTGATTCAGAAACATTTACTTTTGACACTTCATTGACTTTGAGTGACCCTAATTTCTTAAGTAAGGTATTAGGTCAATCTAATTTCGGTAAAGACAGAAATGACGTACCGTTAATGGTTGGAGAATTATACTATAACCTATTGAACACGGGTTATAGACAAGGTAAGATTAGAGGTTTGAACACTGACTTGTTAACTTTCAACGGAGCAAGAACTGATACCGATAATACAGGTATCGGTTGGTATCTTGATAGATATCAAACACCAAGTACTCCTTATGTGGTTTCTGAGTTAAGAGGTAACGAGGTATTTAACCTCTTTAAATTTATATCAATTTCAGATGGTACAGGTGCTAACAGAGAGATAAAATTATCAATAGCTAATATTTCATTTAACAATTTAACTTTTGATGTTGTTGTTAGGTCTTTCTACGATACGGACTCAAGTCCTGTTGTTTTAGAAAAATTCACAAATTGTACTATGGACCCGAATCAAAATAGTTATGTTGCTAAGAAAATTGGTACCGCAAACGGTGATTTTGAACTAAAGTCACGTTACATAATGTTAGAGGTAAATGAGGAAGCACCAATAGATGCGTTACCTTGTGGATTTAGAGGATATCAAACAAGACAGTATAAAAACTATAAGTCACCACACTTAATTTATAAGACTAAGTATGACACACCAGGTGAGATAATTGCGAATCCCCCATTTGGTACTGCGGGAGGTGACAACGTGACTAGAAGTCCTGGTGACAACCCAAGAAGAGTTTACTTAGGTGTTTCAAACACTGTGGGTATTGACGTAGACTTTACATCGTACAAGGGTAAACAAAATCCGACTAACTTAGCTACTGCAACTGAGTCGTCACCATGGGCGGTATTAACTAAGGGATATCACATGGACTCAGGAGCAACAGTTATTACAATCTCTAGTCAATGGACCACATCGGGTGAAACTGCATTTGAGGTGGGTGACGCAGCTTTCAGAAGCGAACCAACAGACACATCACCATATTATAGATTAAATGCACGTAAGTTCACTCTAATTCCGACAGGAGGTTTTGATGGTTGGGATATCTACAGAGAATATAGAACTAACGGCGATAGATTTATATTAGGTAATAGTGGATACTTAAAAGGTGCAGCTACGTCTATTAGATTCCCGTCCGCTACAGGTTGGGGGGCGTTTAAAACAATAACAGGTCCTGATAGACAGGATTGGGGTAATACTGACTATTACGCATACCTATGGGGACAGTGGACGTTTGTAAATCCTGAATCCGTTAATATTAACGTGTTTACAACACCAGGTGTTGACTATGTAAATAACTCTAATCTTGTTGAAGAAGCAATCGACATGATTGAAACAGACAGAGCGGACTCAATTTACATCTGTACCACACCTGATTACAACATGTTTGTAAATACAACATCTAATTTCACAGGTGATTTCATTTACCCACAAGAGGCGACCGAAAACCTTGAGGACACGGGTATTGATTCAAACTACACCGCGACATACTACCCATGGATACTAACGAGAGACAGTGTAAACAATACTCAGATTTACTTACCACCAACAGCAGAGGTTGTTAGAAACTTGGCATTAACTGACAATATTGCGTTCCCATGGTTCGCATCCGCTGGTTACACAAGAGGTTTAGTAAACGGTATAAAGGCACGTAAGAAGTTAACACAAGATGATAGAGATATCCTTTACAAGGGTAGAATAAACCCAATCGCAACATTCTCAGATGTCGGTACAGTTATTTGGGGTAACAAAACAACTCAAGTTAAAGAGTCTGCACTCGACAGAATTAACGTTAGAAGATTGTTACTACAGGCTCGTAAGTTGATTTCAGCAGTTGCGGTTAGACTATTGTTCGAACAGAATGATGACCAAGTAAGACAAGAGTTCTTAGATTCAGTAAACCCAATCTTAGATTCAATCAGAAGAGATAGAGGTTTAATTGACTTTAGAGTTGTAGTTCAGAACACTCCTGAGGATTTAGATAATAACACATTAGTAGGTAAAATTTATCTAAAACCAACAAGAGCATTAGAATTCATCGACATAGAATTCCTAATCACACCAACAGGAGCATCATTCGAAGATATCTGATAATTATTAAATGGGGGTCAGCAAGTCTGTCCCCCATTTTTAGCCTTTAATTAAACGTTTAATAAAAAATAAAGAAATGGAATTCAAAAAGAAAATTTTAAGAGAATCTATGGAGTTAGAAAGTAACGGTGTTGAGACTTATTCAGAAAAGCCTCAAAACATTATTATGACAGAAGCTCAGTTAGAAAGACTTATTCAAAATTTAAATAAGTAATTTAATGAATTTAAAACAGATTATAAGAAGAAACCTTAATGATATCTTGGTCAAAGAGGGTATAGAGGATGGTAATCCCGACCATAAGTATTATGCTTTTGATTGGGACGATAACATCGTAACTATGCCAACTCAAATTATGTTAGTTGCAGATGATGGTCATGAGGTTGGTATGTCCACGGAAGATTTTGCGGAGTATAGACAAAGAATAGGTAAAGAACCATTCGACTATAATGGTGAAATGATTGTAGGTTATGCAGAAAATCCATATAGAAATTTCGGGGTGGAAGGTGACAAAAGGTTTATCGTAGACTCTATGTTAGCAGAACCCGGACCGTCATGGAATGATTTTGTGGAATGTATAAATGGGGGTTCTATTTTTGCTATAATAACCGCAAGAGGACATACACCATCTGTTTTAAAAGACGCAATTTATAATATGATTGTTACAAATCATAATGGGATTAATGCTCAAACATTAATCGAGAACCTAAAAGAGTATCGTGACTTATCGGGTGAGGTCCTAAAAGATGACCAACTTTTAATAAAAGAGTACTTAGATATGTGTAAGTATCACCCTGTTACTTATGGTGAAGGTTCCGCTTCGAATCCTGAAGAAGGAAAGATAAAAGCTTTAAGAGAATTTATTGACTATGTCAAATATCAGAGTCAAAAACTAGGTCAAAGAGTAACATTTACAAATGATGTTAAGAATAACTTTGTTCCACAGATTGGTTTTTCTGATGATGACCCAGGCAATATAGAATCAATAAAGAAGTTTTTAGATAAAGAATATGAAGAAAGCCCAGTAAAAACTTATTTAACTAAGGGAGGAGATAAACAAGAAGTTTAATTTCTAACTGCTAGTAAGGATTTTACTGATAAAAAAATAAAAGTAAAGAGAAAAAAGTTCTTAGCTGATATTTATAATTAAATAAACGAGAAATTTAAAACCAAAATACTATGGCTGATTTATTAATGAAAATGCCCGTACCTTATGAACCAAAAAGGAAGAATAGATTTGTTCTTACCTTTCCTTCTTCATTAGGTATAAACTCATGGTACGTTGAGTCTACTTCAAGACCTAATGTACAGATTAATTCGACTGAGATTCCATTTTTAAACACATCTACTTATGTTGCAGGTAGGTTCACTTGGAATACAATTAATGTAACGTTTAGAGACCCGATTGGTCCGTCAGCATCACAAGCGTTGATGGAGTGGGTAAGATTAACTGCAGAATCTGTTACAGGTCGTATGGGTTACGCAGCAGGATACAAAAAAGATTTGGACTTAGAGATGTTAGACCCAACAGGTGTCGCGGTAGAAAAGTGGATACTACAGGGAACATTCTTAACAGATGTTAATTTCGATAGTTTAGGATATAGTGACGACGCTTTAGCAACAATTACAGCAACACTACGTCCTGATAGATGTATTTTGGTTTACTAATACTATTGAAAAAAAATCAATAAGTTATATATTTAACCATAGGGTTCATTCCCTATGGTTTTTTTTTATACAATATGGAAGAAGCAATACAATACGGACAACAAGATTTTAATCTACCACATGATGTAGTAACCCTACCATCACAGGGTAAGTTTTACAAAAACAAAAAGAAAAGTTTGAAGATTGGGTATCTAACTGCCCAAGACGAGAACATTTTAATTTCTGCAGGTAGAACAAATAGTGTTATAAATGATTTAGTTCGTAACAAAATTTATGAGCCTGATATTAGGGTAGAAGATTTACTCGAAGGAGACTTAGAAGCGGTTCTTATATTTCTAAGAAACACATCTTTTGGTCCTGACTACGGATTTAATCTAAAAGACCCCAAAACAAATAAAGAGTTTTCACATACAATTAGGTTAGATGAGTTGGATTTTATAAAACCAACCCAACAACCTAATGAAGATGGGACTTTTACATTAAAGTTACCTAAAACGGGTAATACCGTAAGATGTAAACTTTTAACTGTGGGTGAGTTAGATGATTTAAATAAAATGATTTCACAATACCCTTCTAATGTAACCGCACCGACCATAACTGCGAGATTAGAAAAACAGATTATTAGTGTAGATGACAATAATGATAGAGAGT